CAGTAAGAGCATACAATAATAATGCAATATCTGGCAGTGCAGGTAGCGAAGCAAGTGTAACAAATACAGATTATATTATTATATATACTGCTGATCCTGTAATGGCATTTGCGTTATACAGAACAAGCGCAGGCGGCGCACCTCTAACAGGTAATAATTTGTATGTCATTGAAGGAGATAGTTTGTATATGGAAAACAATACAACTAATACAACAATGGCAGATGTGACTTATAATATGAACTGGGGTGATGGAACAGTAGTTATTGGCATTCCAAATGATAATGCAGACGGTGGTGTATTAGGAAACAGATTACAACATACATGGGCTGTTGGTACAAATACAGGAACCATTCTAGATACACTAACACTTACATTAAATTCTCATACAACAGCAGATCCTGCAGTTATTCCAGACAGCACTACATTAAATTTAAAAGTGTATGATCCGACTATTGCCGCTCCCGACGGTTTAAGCACAAAAACAATTACTGGTCCTAGTAGTGTAGGAACTAGTCCGTTATTGGCATCTGCTTTTACTGATAATACAAGCGGAACAACATTAACTGCCGGAACTAGTGTAACACGTATTACAACAAATTCAGGTTTACTAGAATCAAGCGAAACTGCAACATATGCTTATGACGGAGATTCTGGAATACTTACTGCACTTGTTAACGATGCAGATGATGGCAACATAACACTAACGTCTGGATCACAAGCTGATACATATACAAGTTTGATATTAACTTCAGAAGCAGATTATAACTTACTAGATTCTAGCGGAAGTAGTGTAAGTTTCAATAGCAGCATTTACCATCCGGGATTATATAAAGGCTTTAAAGCAAAAGTTGCAAAAAATGCTTCGGCTGTTACTAATGGTGTTAATAGTTTTCAATTATCTCATAGTACAACCGGTGACACAAATAAAGTGGAGTTTGTCAAAGATACACTAACAGCAACACCGACTGTAACACAAGGTACTATAACAGAAAATACAGGAAATTACAAATATATTAGTGGTATTCCTTATTACGATACAGGTTCAAGTTTAACTTGGAGTGGAATCACTGTTAATAACTTTATTGGACAAACTTATCGAAATACTACAAGTGTTGTAACAGTTAGTAGCGGAACTAATCAAGAAAGCACAACACAAAATTCAGTCGATGTACAAAATTATAGCTATGCTGATATTGACGGATCAACAACCTTCTTAACTGGCGGCATTCCTAATGCAAACACAGGAAATGGAACTCCGTATTCGATTGGAGATTTAACAGTGAATATAACTTCGTCTAATGTAAGAACTATAGAAACAATACAAGTTAGTGCAAATAACGTAAACGGGTCTGGATTATCAGTTGTTAACGGACAAGTAATTCAAGTTCATACTGCAGCACAAAGTGGAATTAGTGAACTAGCGATAGATGTTAGTAGTAGTTTAGGATCGACTTATACAGATGATGGCGTGCGTATATTTGATTTTAGTGCAGCAACAACAAACAATCCTGTGATACCTGCAGCAACTAATTTTTATACTAACAATTTGTATACAGAAGCAGCAGATCCTGGTGTTGCTGGGACACAAGAAGCAACTATTCGATTAGGTAGACTAGAACATAATGTAACTAATTATACTAGTTATTTGCCTGCAGGCCCAGATCGTAGTAGCGACACTGGCACACAATATTTTACATTTGCATTCCGTAGAACAGTTGTTGCTAACTTTACAATTAATATTACAAGCAGCACTGGTGTTGCCGGTGTTTGGATTGCAGCACCAGGGACAGCAATTGATAACACAAGCACAATTAACGGTTGGTTAGAATGTGGGACACAGTACGCAGGTGCAGGTATACCAGGAGCAGACACTGGTAATGGCGGTAACGGAAGTAACGGATCAGCAGTAACAGGATCTGATATTATTTCATCAGGTACACCATTGAGTGGTGGCTATACGCAAACTTTAGGTACAGAAAATTTAACAAATGCAACAAATAATGTAGCACTCGTAAGAATTGCATTAACTGCAGGACAAAGTGTAACAGGATTGAGCATAACATAAGGGTGAGAGATGGCTATAAATGAATCGCAAAAGGTAGATTGGCTTTGGAAAAAGCTAGGTTACGGTTTAGCAAAGACAGATATTAACAGCATTAAAAATGCTACTAACGAAAGTATTGCTAGCCCGTTACTAATACGTGGTGACAGCCTATGGACAGATTCTACAGAAATTCCTTCTACAAAACCTACTGCATCGTCTGCTAATGTTGAAATTTATGATGATAGCGGAAACGGAACTGCGACAATTGAATGTGCACCCGATTTAACAGCAAGTCCGAATCGAACATGGAAAACAAATTTAATTGACTGGATACCAGTTGAGTTCGGAAGTACATATCAAGTTAAAGTTTATATAGATAACAGCGGTGCTGCGGCTCCTGAAACTACAGGCACACAACTATTTGCAGCAGGTAGTGGTAATAATGATGAATGGTATTTTGATTATCAAAGTGGTGTTCTTAACTTTATTGGCGACAATTTACCAACAGGTATTTCAGGAAAAAGTATTTACATTGTAGGTGCTCGTTACATAGGTAATAAAGGTACTAACTTTAGTAATATCACTGCAACTACTGCTGATTTAGGAAACTTCTTCTTTAGTGCTAATACAATGAGCACTACTGATACCAATGGCGATATAATTTTAGATCCAGATGGTTCAGGTAGAATTATACTAAGTTCGGATGTTAAAGTCGATAGTACAGGTGCTATTACTATTCCAGTTGGAACAACTCTCGAGCGTCCTAGTACATTAGAGCAAGGTATGATCCGTTATAACACAACGGACAGTACGTTCGAAGGATACGACGGTACTAACTGGGGATCATTAGGCGGCGTTAAAGATGTTGATCAAGACACATACATTATTGCCGAAACTAGTGCAGGTGCAGATAATGACCAACTTGATTTCTATACTGCAGGAACACAAGCATTACAAATTGATGCAGATGGTGATTTTAAATTCGGCGATGGATTAAACAAATTTACAATCGATTGGGCCACTGGTGATACTGACATTGCAGGAAACTTAGATGTAGGTGGAAATATTACACTAACAGGTGATATCACAATCGGTGGAAATACAACCGGCGGTGATGCTGATACTGATACAGTAACATTTTTAGCAGACGTTACTTCTAATATTATTCCTGATACCGCCGACACATACGATTTGGGTGCAACAACTAAAGCATGGCGTGACATATACCTAACAGAAGATTTAACCTTTGAAGGCGCAACTGGCGAAAATCAGATTGTACTTCCTAATAACTTAGCAGATGCACTTAGTATCACCGACGGCACTAATGATTTAATTGTGTTCGGAACACAAGGCACAGGTTTAGTAACAATTGATGCTACAGTTACAATTAATAATACACTAGAAGTCAACGGCGAGTCGACGTTACAGAGTGCTATTGTTGAGGACTTAACCGACAACAGGATTGTTATCGCTGGTACATCTGGTGCATTAGAAGATGACGCAAACTTAACTTTTGATGGAACTGAACTAGCAATTGGTGTTACTAACTTTACTGTTGACCATGCAACTGGAAATGTTTACTCTGCGGGTACATTAGAGACAGACGGCGAAGCAACACTAGCAAGTGCTATCATCGAAGATTTAACAAACGATCGCATACTGTTAGCAGGCACTGGCGGCGCAGTTGAAGATGATGCTAACTTAACATTTGATGGAACTGAACTAGCAATTGGTGTTACTAACTTTACTGTACAACAAGCAACGGGTAATACAGCTATTGCAGGTACAATAGATGTAGATGGTCAATCTACTTTTGCAAGTGCCAATGTTGAAGATTTAACAAGTGGTCGTGTTGTACTTGCTGGTACAGACGGCGAATTAGAAGATAGTGCAAACCTAACGTTTGACGGAACAACGTTAACTGTTACTGGTAGTTTAGACGTAACAGTTGATGCAACACTAGCAAGTGCTAAGATAAGTGATTTAACAGATAATCGTATTGTAATTGCAGGTACCGACGGTGAATTAGAAGATGATGCTAATTTTACTTTCGATGGAACAAGTTTCAATATTAGTAATACCTTTGCTGTAGATGTTGCTACTGGTAATACAACAACCACTGGAAACTTAACAGTAGGCGGCACTGCTGATGTATCGGGCGATTTTAGTGTTGCAACAACTAAGTTTACAGTAGAAAGTGCAACTGGAAATACAATAACAGAAGGTACACTGCGAGTCGATGGTGACACTGATTTAAACGCAAACTTAACAGTAGATGGAAATGTAACATTAGGTAGTGCAGCAACAGATACAGTTACATTTAATGCAGATGTTAATAGCAATATTTTGCCGAGTGCAGCATCTACATACAACTTAGGTGCGGTTGGTGCAGAATGGGCAAACTTATATGTTGATAACATTGTATTAGGCGGCGATTCGAGTACTACAGGTGATCAAAGCGTTGGTGGAGACTTAGATGTTACGGGCCAAACAACATTAGCAAGTGTTAACGTAACAGACTTAACACAAGGTAGAATTGTCATTGTTGGCGTTGATGGCGAATTAGAAGACGATGCTAATTTCCGTTTCGACGGTAATGATTTTATGATCGGTGCTGCAGGCAGTGAAACATTTAACGTTGATATTGCAACTGGTAATACTGATGTCTCTGGTAATTTAGCAGTAGGCGGAAATTTAACTGTTAACGGAACAGTAACAACAGTGAATAGTACAACAGTTACTATAGACGATCCAATTTTTACATTAGGTGGCGACACAGCACCGACAAGCGACGATAATAAAGATCGTGGTATTGAATTCCGTTGGCATACAGGCGCAAATGCAAAACTAGGCTTCTTTGGCTATGATGACAGTTCGGGTAAATTTACATTTATTCCAGACGCAACAAACAACAGTGAAGTGTTTAGTGGAACAGCAGGTGATGTTGTATTTGGAGAAGGCACATTCACTGGTGTTACGGCTGG